ATTCCATCCTGTGCAACAGGAGGATTACCAAAGTCAGTTAATTGGTGTAACTGTGTATTCACCATCTTAGCACCCATAGCAGCTTTTTTAAATGTCTTACCGTGAGCTTTCATAAACGCTTCTTCTGTAGGAAACTTACGGTAGAACTCAGCCTCGTTCTTAACCTTAGCTATTTTTAAAAATTGATTTTTATTCATTATTTTGTATTATTAATTTGCAAAAATTTATAAACTCTTCCATACTTAAAGTATTTTTCATTATGTTTACTGCAGTACATACTAACTGTATATTATCTATAGTATATCCTTTACTAGAATCTATTCTATCAATACTTAAATTAGTTGATAACCTTCCTTGTAATATAGTATGAGTCATAGGAATTTTAGTAATAGAGCATTTTCCTTCTTGATCATTCCATAATACTTTTAATATATCTAAAGATAGTTCAAATTGTAATTTTTTCTTTCTAGCTCTACCCTTTGCACCATTTATGATTTCTTTTAAATAATAATCTAAACTATTAGACTCAGTCATTCTGGTAAAATTAAGTCTAGATTTTTTAGAACATTTTTTACATCTATTTTTAAAACCTCTAGTTGTACTTGAATCTAAATGAAAGTTTTCTTTAGTTAAAGGAAAAATATTTTTACAAGAAGTACAAGTCCACAAATTCTTTTCTAAAAGAAGTTGTTTATTTAAAGTATTTGTATCTACTAATTTTAAAGCACAGGTTTTACATTTTCCAAAATACCCATCTTTATTATTAGGTTGTTTCCAGTAGTTATCTAAAGTTAATTCTTGTTTACAACTTTTACATTGTTTCTTGAGAATTTGATCTTTCATATTGAACGTTTGTATGATTTATTTATATTTTTCCAACCATCCACCTTTAGGATGTTCAGTGACATAATCTCCATCAAATTTATACTTCTTTCCTGGTTTCATCAACTTTTTATCTCCAGTGTTGCTTTCTCCTATAACATCATAGTTCACTCCTTTCATTGTTATTTCATTAGAAGGAATAATAGTTGTCTCACCTGGATGAGCCCATTGTCCCATAGGATCTATTATTGCTCCATTCTGACTAATTGTTTTAGGAGTCCAATCTAATCCATTCTGATAGAATTGCATTTCTTTACCATCCTGTGCAGAAGCTTTAGTCTTCTTAGTGTATTTACCATTAGCAGGAGCTGAGCCAGCTGTGCGTGCATATGTGAATCCTACAGCACCTGGAAGACTACCGCCCATTTGAAACTGTCCACCCCATGCAGGAGAATAATTTCTTCCTTTTGTATTATTACTCATACCTACAAATCCAGGGCCCATAGAAACAGAAGCATCATTATAATTACCATGTTTACCATAGTTATCATGTATCTTCTCTAGATTCATTCCATCCTTAGCTTTTTTATTTCCTTTAGACTCACTTTTTAATTCTTGAAACTTTTTAGTGGTGGCATCAGTCCATTTACCATCTGTACTATATAAAGCTTTGAATGCTCTTGTCACTTTACTATGTGTAACAATATCATCATCTTTAGGAGCGTTTTCTACAAATTGAAATGCTTTTACCATTCTTTGTTTAAAATCATCAAAAGATTCACCACCTGGAACAGCTGTTTCAGGATGCTTCACCCAATCTTTTTCTTTAAAACTTCCTTGAGGAGCTCCATCATATTCACCAATATCCCATGTTCTTAATAATGGATTAGTATACACTGGTAAGTTAGCAGTTTGGCCAATTACACTTGCTGTTTCTTTTGCTCTTTGTATATCACTAGCTACAACAGCTTTCTTTCCTCTTTTTAAAGCTTCTTTACCAATACCTTCTGCATATTTGATTCCTTTGTTTGTCAAGTCTGTTGGATTGACACCATTTTCTCTATCTTCTGCTGTAGCATCATCTTCACCATGTTCAAACACTTCTGTACCATCCACCTTCACTGGAGCCACTTTAGGACCTGTTATATCTCCACCATTTGCATATTTTTCTAACCAACCACCTTGTTCATAAGGTTTTGCTCCTCCTGCAATAGCACCAAAGAACTTCCTTTGTTGTTCTGTTAAAGGATGTCCGTGTACTGATTTATCATGCAGTATTTCTCTGGCCTTGGTAGATGTTAATTTTTTTGCCATTACTTATAAGAAATTTGATCTTCTGTAATAATGAATTGACTAACTAAATGAGCTATAGAGCTATTATCAAGAATATGTCTCACCTTTAAACTCTTAGATCTTAGTGGTTCTTTTTTGAAACTTCTTTTTCCATAATCCATATTAATCTGATTCAACACCTTATCTATAGACATTGATTCACAACTAGTTAAAAATAAAGGTATAGTTTTATCTTTAACAAGTCCCCAGAATGTATTATATTGATAGAAATTATCACTTTTAGTATAAATGATAGTTTTACTATCTTTATTATACAATGGATATAATAGATAGTTTTTTAAATTATTTATTGGTTTAGGAACTAGTTCAAGTAATCCTGATGTTTGTTGACCATTATATAAAATAGCTTTGTTAAACCACTGATTATCTGTTTCTATTTTATTGGTTGTAGAATAAATTCCATTTTCATCAGGAAAATAATTATACACTTTTGTATAATCTTTTACACTCTGTAATATCTCATCATAAGATTGAAATGAAAATGGATATTCTATAATATAAGGTTCTATGTTTCCATAGAAGTGGTTATATAAACTTATATTTGTTAAATGTCTCCAAAGAGTGGCTGTATTACAAGGAGTGAATGTAATAGCTGCTATTTGTTCTACATCAAGGTTTTCAATAGGAAGCTCTAATGATGTGTGACATTTACCAACAGATTGTAAAACAATAGCAGTGACACTATTATCAACAGATACAGTGTACCCATCTATAAGAGTTTCTTTAGAAATGTCTGTACCAAGATTGTTTCCTAAATTGTCAAAGACATTAAAGAAATCAGTTCTATAGCCAGCACAAGTTAATTTTACTATTATTGTTTTAGACATTTTGAATTATTTTATGAACATCCAGTTTCTAAATTACTCATTACACCATCCCCATCAACTTTCCATGGACCATAAGATGGAGAAGGAAGTCCACTTAATGATGAATTGTCAATAGTCATATTAACACATACATTTACACCTTCTGGTTGTGTTACTGGATCTACAGCTATATTTTGAAGAGATGCACCACAATCATAATAATAATATTGAGAGCCAGTTGAACCAGGTGCTAAATTCCAAGTGACACAAGTGGGAGCGATAGTAGTGGTAGTGGTAGTTGTACAAACTACACATACAGCAGTACCATCTAATGAACAATTATCTGATACAAACACTGCATTACCATTTATTTCACAATTTAATACCACTGTTGTTGTAGTGGTGGTGGTTGGTGTAGGTATTTCATTAATAGCTATAGCTGTAAGATCACATCCTTGATTCAATCCAGAATAGAAGAATGTTTGATCTGTTACATAGAAATTTGGTAAATAACTATGAAAACTCACCCATGTCTTACTATTAAAATTAAATGAAAGTGTCCAGCTTTTATTACAGAAATAATTTCTATCTGTTAGTTGTATCACCTTTCTTAATGTAGTGGTTCCATAAGTTTTATTTACATAAAATTCTTGTGTTTCCTCATCATATTGCACTGTATCATCAATAGGAATATAATCAAGTTTTGTGAGTATTATTCTATCATATTTAGCATCATATACACCATGTAATCCTATTCCATTAAAATGATTGTCTGTATTTACATTAGAAAAATATTTTAGAATTTGGAACGGTAAGTAGTTTGAGAAGAATCTATTCATTCCAGATCCAAATGCTGTCAAATCTGTAGGGGTGTATCTTCCATACATATTTAAAGAAATCAAGAATATCTGACCTCTTTTAGCATCTACACTCACTTGTCCTTCAGGTATTTTTATCAGAAGTTTATTCTGTGTACCCATGTATCCTATATCAGTTTCAGCAAAATCTTGAGGAGGAGCAGATTTAAATAATTGATCATTTCCTATATATGCTGCTTGAGGATTACTTGTATTAATTGTAAGTAGTGAATTATATACAAGTCCTTTATTTTCAAATCTAGCTAAAATTCCTTTATTCTGAATACCATCTAAAGATACTAATTTACCATAGTTCTCAGGAAAGTCAAAAGAAGATACAGGTCTGTAAATTAACCAATTGTTCACTCTATTATCTGTATAGCTCTGTTGAGGATCTGAATATATACCTCTAAATGGAAAATGACTATAACAAGGATTACCACTATAATTCACTGGTAAATGTGTAAATGAATTTTCTGTATTCTGTTTAGAATAAGTTACATTATATGTATATGTATTATCAAAAGCAATTGGTACAAATGTTTGTTGTAACCAATTATCTGGAATACCTGTACTTACATGTGGATAGAAGTCTCCTTCCTGATTGTTAAATGCTTGACGTAAATCTACATTAATAGAAGATTCTGTATAATAATAAGGAATACCATAAGCAAAAAGATACATCTTTCCAGTGTACACCGCATTTAATGGAGCAGATGTTACATTTCCATTTATTGATGTAGTGGTACTACTTGTTGTTGTAGTGGTTCCAATTAAAGTGGTTGTATTAGCAGAACAATCAAAATTATGAGCTTTAATTGATATAATATTATTAAGCACTATATGATTAGGAGTGGTCCAGTTATATAATATAGATCTAGCAGAATGCCAGAATTGAGGAAAAGCTACATTTCCTATTTCATCAAAAAATATATCACTATCATCTGGTGCACCCACTCTATTATCAATAAAGAATGGAAGTTTTGTTTTAAATGCAAATCTTCCTATAAATGTGTCTCCACCAAACACTACATCTGAATCAGATGAAGAAATATTATTAAATATTCTTTGGAATCCTGTATCAATTGTTTGATAGGAATACATCTGTCCCCATTGGTTAGGAATAATATTTTTTATAGATCCATAATAAGAAATAACATTGATTGGATTTAGATATTCTGGTGTATCACAATGTCCACTTTGACCAAGTGTAAATCTTGATGTATCAGTAATTAAACTTCCACTATTACCAGCTAATGATGTTGTATCACTAGGAAAAGGGAGGGAAGGTGTTGTTTCTGATGTTTTTATATAAACAGAAGATTCTCTTTGATAATTATTTACATTCCATTTATCTCCTACAGACTCAACACCTGGAATAAGATATTGACATATATCAAGAGATCTCTGTTTAATACTTTGATTATTTTGTATAGGGGCAGAATAATCATATGTAGCTACAGAGTTAAATGAATAAGCATAATTTTGTCTACTTATTCCATTTAAATATATTTGTAAATAAGCTTGATATGCTGTAAACATTGCTGTTGCATCAAATCCTCCTAAGTTAGCAATATTAAAACTTGAAATAAGTGCAGCTAATTGAGCATCTGCAGTGAGTAATTTATATTGTGCATTATTCTTCACTTGTATAAAGTGAGCTTCACCAGCACCAAATATTACATTCTCCATTTTAATAACACTTCCTAATGTAGGTTGTCCAAAAGAAGTTTCAGGAGAATTAAAGACCATTCTATATTTAGAATCATATTGAAATCCATCTAATTGAGAAGGATAACATGCTACATTTCTATTACTTTCTGCAATACTATATTTATTTGATCCACCTATATGTACTGGAATGGTAGTTGAATTTACTGTTTGAGGATTATCTACAAACACTGTAATTTGCTGTAAAGAAGAAGGATTGTTTGGATCTGTATATTGAAATAAAGCACTTTTGCCAGCAGGACTAGTTCCATCTACAAAACAAGTGAGAGTGAATCCTATAGCTGTAACATTTGTAATAGTTGCAGATCCAGATAAAACAACTGGATAACTTATAGAACAAATTTCAGTGAGTGTAGTGGGCATATTAACAGTGATAAGCTGACCATCATTACAATCATTATATTGTATTGTACCAGCAGTGGTCACTACTAATTGATAACTTTGACACTGTTGATTGTATGCATTATTTTGAGAAAGAAGAAATGGATCTGGATTTAAATCATTATATGGATAGTTAGGATAGTAGTAATAAGTGGGAGTGGGATTGTTATATGAAGTATCTCTTGTATACTTACCTACATTTCTTAATATTCCTTTTGCTACAATTGATTGATTTGTACTTCTATTTCCTCTGGTTATTTTAAATCCAATAATTTGAGCTTTTTGTTCTACTGTCAAGTTAGATGCATTTATTAACTCTCTCACTTGTTCTACATCCACTTTAACACCGATTGGATAAACAGCAGCAGATGTTTGCATCTCTACATTATATGTACCACTAGAATTAATTGTTGGTGTAGCACTTTCAAATGCAGGACTTATTACTATATCTGGAAACTTATGATGTCTAATTGGTTGATCAGCTAAATCTCCCCAAACCAATGTGTTACAAGGATATTTTTCTGTTGATTCCCAATAAGCAAACTCACCGTATTGATATGGTGTAGCATTTCCAATTGTTGGACCAGTTGCTTCTCCTAATACAGATGCTGTATTATATATCTTCCAATAAGGAAGAGTGGTAGCACCACTTCCATCAGGAATAAAATCTGGATTGGTATTAGGAATATTAGGTTGAGAAAATTCATTATAATTTTTTGCTCTACCAGGAATATGAAAACTATCTGTTTGTTTACCATTATCTAACAAAAATGTTATCTCAAAAGGATACACTTCATCTCTTAAATAGCCTCTTAAATTACTTGCATTAAATGGATTTGCGTAGTTTTCTGTAGAAGGAATTTTATAAGTTTCCCATAATAATGTAATTCTATTAGCAATAGATTGATAATTAATTTCATCTATTGATGTAACTTGGTCCCATATAATAATATCTCTTGCAGTGGTTAAATCTTGTGCAATATCATAATAAGGAAACTTCTCATATATATCTCCAAGAGTTAATGGAATAGAAGTTACATTTTGTCCTGTATATGTGATTTCTTTTGATGTATTATCAATATAATATGTACCTACTAATTCAACAGATGTAATATCATTTATGGTTTTAATTATAGCTATGTTGTAATATTGAAAATATCCTGTAGTGTCAATATTCTTAATATTCAATACAATAGACTTACCCACTGGATAATTAAAATTAGGAGTGGTAAGTTGTGTATTAGCAATTGGTATAGGATTGGTTATAGAATAATATGATGTATATGGATCACCAAATGCAGTGCCATATTGTATAGCAAATTGATAAGTGCCAGCAAGTAAGTTTCCTCCAGTGACAACATCTTGTAAAGATATTTCTGGAATAGAAAAATTAGGCTGCACTTTTAATTTATTACAATCAACAACTCCTATTTCAGGAGTGTCTTCACAAATATTTCCTCCTGAAATTGTAACCCAAGGTGGATTTTGTAAATCTAAAAATCTTCTGGGATTGTATCCATCTGTCCAATAAATTTCTGTTGTACAATTAGTAATTTTATGTACAGCTTTTAAAATTGGATAGTTGATATTAAAATTAAGACAACGAGCACTAATGTATTGAACATAATTACAATCATTATTCACCATATATCCAATTTGACAATCTCCTGTTTGAGGATTGGTCAAAAAGAATACATGTTTATTTTGTTCAGGAATAAAATGCTCCCCTATCACTTGAAAGTTTTGAGGAAAGTTTAGGCATAACTCATTACCTGGCTCATTCTGATAGTTAACAGAAGATGCATCAAAGTTTTCTAAAGCAGCATTTAAAGCATATGTAAGACTACCCTTTTCCACCTGATTAACAGATAGATCCATGTTTAATCCTTTTCTACCTAGATTAAACTCACTTCTTACATTACCTTGTGGTGATTGTTGTTGTTCCTGTTCTGCCATAGTTTATTTATTGGGTTCCTCCATAGTAAGAATTACCATTGTATGAATATCCGCTATTTATACTTCTCCATCCAGCATCTCCATTAGGACTAGCGTTAGGTAATCCATACATTTGATTTCTATTAAGATCATTAACTATTCTTCTTTGTTTTTCCCAAGGAGTTTGTTTCTTGATTTCAATATCTGCCATAATGAATGCTTCATCATGTAGTCCTTTATAATACCCAACTTTCTGTTGTATCTGAACAAATGTTTCATCATTAATTTGATTACTTAATTGTTCAAATACTTTCCATTTAATATATGCTTCTATAAATTCTCTGATACGATAGTTATCAGGAATTAATTGATTACCTATTTTATCATATTCTGATGCATAAAATATTAAATGCACTATACCAGATCTAAAATTAGTTACAAATTTATTATCTCTAATATCAAATGAATCATATGTAGCAGCTCCTGGTGTAAATTCACGAAGAGGGGGTGCATAATCTACAAATTCCCAAGAATTTGTATAACTTACATCACAATTCTTCATTGCAGAAATATTACCTGGTTTTAATAGATAATTCTTTCTATAAGCTCTAGGTATACTACCGTTTGTTTTATATACAGCTTGAATGAGTTCAGGCATACATGTTCCTTCACAATTAGGATTTTGACAATTAGGATTACCAATAATACATGGTGATCCTTCAAGTGTTAAAGGACTCACTTGTATAGTGGTTCTGCTTGCAGCCTGTGTATATAATGAATTTGCTGATTGATATGGGTAGTTAGGAATCTCTGCACACATCCAAGCTTCTCTTACAGCAAGAAAATTATCTGGAAGTCTAGTTTGAAAATCTTCAATATATATTGGTTCTTCTTGAATAACGTAAGTTGCCTTACCTAGCTTTCTTAAACATTTATCTAAATAAGTGGGAAATAATAAATCATCCACAGCTCCTGTATCAAAGTAACTTTTAAGTTCTTCTTTAACAGTGGAATAAATTGGTTCAGGAGAAACAAAGTTATATTTGTAATAGTATGACATATTATTTTTATTTTATCCACTCACAATAAATATGTTGATACTTATTGTCAGCATTAATGTAATGAGATAGTAATCTTGATGTAATTCTGGAAGGTTTAAAATACCAAAGGTCTGAATTCTTTAATCTAACTGATTCTTTAAACCACACCCATCCAAAAAAATATCCTTCTGTATGGTAATTAAAGTTGTATATTATTTTTCCTTTCTCTTTACTCTTTTTCCAATCTACTGGTAAGTTCACCCAATCTTTACCATCAGCAGTTTTAAGTTTTTTTCTTTTTTTCTTGTTTATAGAGAAATCTCCAAACCCAAAAGGAAGCTTTGCTTTTTCACCAGTTTCTAATATGTAGATTTTAAATTGATCATTAAATTGGTATATAATATTTCTCCACTCATCAAATGTTAATTGAACAGTGGGATTTTTTTTACAAAAGTCATTATAAGTTTCTTTACTAGAACTTCTCCAATCTATTCGAGTTCTCATTAATTTGTTGGTTTTGCATTAGGTGCTTGACCATCTATATTATCAGATGTCATATCTGTTTTAATAGAGAAATATGTACTTAATAATTTTTTAGATGTAATATCTAGCACTTGTGTTTCTAAATATCCTGGACATCCATATTCTTTATCTAATGGATTGATACATAATTGATCTATTGTATAATTTGGTCCGCATCCGCATCCACCAGGTGGATAGAGTAGTTCATTAGAAACATCATCTTCAAAGAATGCAGATATTCTAACAGCTTTTAATAAAGGATTATTTACATATAAATATCCTCCATTAGCTATCCAATAATACTGATCATTTTTTATAATAGGAAGTTTTAATAAATTTAAATATCTATTTATAGTAACTTCTTTAAATCTTTTTCCTTGTCCACCCATAGCATTTATGGAATACACTCCTTGAATAAGATATTGATAATTACCTTCACTTATACGAGGAAGTTTATATTTACTTCTAGCCACTTGACAAGGATCTGTATATCCACAACAATCAGAAATAGGCACCTCAATCATCTCTAAACAAGGAATAGTTGTGAATAATGTATCAGTTGCCCAAAGTTTTCTTAAATTAGTTTCACGTTTAATTAATAGTTGTGTATTATTTTTAATCTCAGAAGCTATCGCTCTGTTAGTAATTAAACCATCAGAGGATAGCAATTTATGCGTAGCACGCACATCTGAAACCATTTTTCTTAATGTTGCCATTATAAATACTGTTTAAATATATTTGTCATTCCATCATTCTCATCTATTAAGAATGCTGTAACCTCTCCTTTAGACATCATATGGCCATTTTTATCATCCCATAAACTTTTTGCATTTGAGAATGCGGGAACTTGATAAAATTTAATACCATTAATATCTTGGCTTATTTCATGATGTTTGTCTCCTGTAAATATATAGAACACTTGATGATTTGACCAATGTTCTCTAAATTCTATTGGAAATATTCCAGCAAGTTTTGCTGGTTTAATAGCATCTCCATGATTAAACATCATTGCTGTAACACCATATCCTACATACTTTCTGTATTTAGGACTAATATTAAACTCCACTCTTTCTTGATTTCTAAAATATGTTTGTAAGAAATGTACTAAATGCCATCCTACATATTCATCATGATTACCTGCTACATAAGTGATATACACTTTATTGGTGTATTGTAATAACATTGTAATTACAAGAATTTCATGATTACATATTTCAATAAAACTCTCATGATATGTACTTATATTTTGTTGAGGAGTTCCTTTAGTTGTAGTGCCTGTAAATTCACTATTGAATTCATCAGATCCTAATATATAAGTGACATGATCTAAATTATTAGATAGTTGAGCTTGTGCCAATATAGTTTCCATTCTATATCTCAATCTAGCACATCTTTCAGCCATTTCATTACTACCATCTATATCAAACTTATTCATATGAGCATCCTGTTTACTAATCACTAGACAACCATGAGGTTTACTAGGAACAAACTTAGGACTCATTATATCTTGACTAATAGGCTCATATGAAGCTAAAAAGTCTACAAACGCATCTTGAAAAACTTGCTCTGTAGACTTCTTACCTAACCATGCTTTTACTTGCCAATGAGGCTGTTCAGCATTTCCCCAAAAGTTTTGTACATATTTAGTTACTTCCCACTTTTCTGTATCTATTTTGCACTTTTCAATCAGTTCATCCAGTGTTTTAATTTCTTCTTTAACATTAGCAATCACCTCACCTGTTCCTTTTTCTATATCTTCTGTAAACTTAACCACCATGTCTTCTAACTCAGCTACATAATTTCCAATCTCTGCATCATCTTGTATCTCTTCCTTTTTTCTTATTTCATTTAATAACTCTTCAACTTCACTTTCTGTAATTCTTAGCTTTTCAGCATAAAATCTTTTTGATTTTTTCCAGTGTAACAATTGTTGCAGCTGTTGTAGAAGTGACTGATTTTCAATCATATATGATTTTTTTAGTTAAAAATTGATGTAAAGATATAGATTTATTTTATATCTACCAAATTTAATTAACTAAACTAATTAGATAGATTAATGGATTTAATTAAAAACTCCCAGCCTAGAAAGGCCAGGAGAACTTCCTGTAAACCAACAAACAGGATTTTTAATATTTTATGATATACATTCTGCTGGTATACTGACAGGACCATCGAATGATCTATAACATGGAGTTGGATCATCATTGTTAAAATATGCACTTCCTGGTGTACCATCACATAATACATAATTATAAGTTCCAGCTAATGAAACTCTACCTTGATAACAAGTGGGGGCTGCAGTGGTGGTTGTAGAAGTGGTGGAAGTAGTAGATGTTGTTGTACTACTAGTTGTGCTACTGGTTGTTGTAGTGGTTGTAGGAGCACCTGATATTGGCATATACAAATCTCTGCTACAAACTCCTGTAGATCTTGCAAGAATATTCGTACTACCATCTGGAACCACTGTAGATGTATATCCAGCAAGTAAATCTGTTCTTGACACACCTGTAGCAAATGGTGTTACATATCCATCTGCATCTGAATATAGATTAAAAGGTCCAACATCTGACCCTGCTAATGTTAAAGTTATTAATACTGTATACATTTATTTATTGGTTTAATAGAGTATGTTAAAATTATAACAAGTGTAATGTTGTCCTGCTCCACCTACATTAGGGAATTGCATATCTGGATATGATACAGAAGGTGTAACTTGTGTTTTTGTTAATGCTACAAAGTCATAAGTGAATATAAGTCCAGATTGTGTAACTCCATACATATTTGTTCCATCATAATATAATGCATTAGGAGTTGTATTTAATGTTAAAGCTATCTCTGCTAATAATGTTGTTCCTGAATACAATTGAATCTTACCATCTAATGTACCAGACTTGCTATAAGCAATAACAGTTTGATTGTTATTTGGATTGTATAAAATAGATGTGATGAATGAGTTATCACTAATACTCATATATGGTGTAGCAATGTGTGTAGTTAAATTATACTCATAAATATCTGATACAAGACTTGGTGAAGTACCTACACTATTAACAACAAATAATGTGTTACTATCTTTAAATGCTATACCGTATCCAGCATTAACACTTGGATATGAACCATCCCAAATTGTAAATTGTGAATCAAATGTTATACTAAATGGACTTATTGTATAATTATATACAAGGTAGTTTGAGCAACTATCTATCATATACATTTTTGAACTGTCCATAGCAATTTGTCTAGGAGTACATCCTTGAGAAAGAGTGGCTAGTTCTATATTTGTATGTGTTACAGAATTGTATAGTGATAGTTTCTTTGTACTTTCACGATTTAAAAATATAGAACAATCTGGAACTATAATAGTTGTAGTTGATGATGTTGTACTTGTTGTACTTGTTGTTGTACTTGTTGTACAACTACTTATAATGTCACATAATAACGCTTTAAGTGTTGGACTAGCAGCAATAGCATCTAATACAAAAGCAGGATCAAGTTTACTATCTATTTTTTCAAGAGACACTGTAATTGAATCACCACTTTGTGTTCCAGACCATGGTAGATTTGGTCCTATATATTTTACATTATTAGAATTAGTTTTACAATCGTTACAATCACTATCTGGATGATAGTAAGCATCATAACAAGGTGTACCTGGTAAACAATTCATATTAAGATTTTTAAATTAAGAAGGGATGTACATTATATAATATGTTGCAAGAACAGGTTGTATATTTGGATGAGATGCACCATCTCCAGTGTTATTAACCGTAACTCCTACAGAAGTGTTAACTGTTATTCCTGTATAAGAAGTGCTAGTTTGCACATTTCTTGGATCTCTATTTACCATACCAATACTTCCTGAACTAGACCAACCTTCTGGACTATTACCAGCATAATGAAAATGGCCAGGATCATTTACAATTGATGTAGCTGCTGCTGTAGTGGTATGTGAATGAGCAGGTAGTTGTGATGTAAGAAGAGTGACAGAATTAGCACCATTTGTATCTCCTAAAGCATAATTTGGATTGCCAGGATTTGCAGGGTTTACAGTAGCACTTAATGTAGGTCCTGTAACACCTGGAGTGACAATAGCCCCAACTCCCACTCTCCCTCTTTTATCAGGAGTGCCATTATTACCATTACATAAATATATATTTTGCCACCCTAAAGATGAAATACCTGCACCTGTACCATCAAAGTTAGTGAGAGGTCCATAATATTCAACTACTGTGTAAGGTACCATTTTTCTATATTGTTGTGTACCTGCAGAAATACCATTTAAGTAAGCTTGTATTAAACTATTTAAATCAGCAATTTTTACGTAGTTTGTATTTACATCGAGAGCTAATGCCTCTAAGTCTAAAACTGTTAAACATAATTTATTGATAGTAGCTTGTAAAACATCATGTGTATTAGATGAAGAAGTTACACCAGATAGACATCCTATTGTATAGGGACTATTTAATGTTGTTATTGCTTCTGTGTTAGCCACTGTTACAGCTTCTAAAGAACAAGCTGCTTGTACTAATGCACTTAGTAATTGTACAAGAGTTGGAGTTCCTTCTGGTAAATACTGTGTTACAAGTGTACAATATAAATCTGGATTGATAGTGATATGAATACCAGCCCCATCTAAAAAAGAAACTACAGTGTTAATTAAAGTTTCTTCAATACATAATAGATTAGTAGGTGTTGTTATACCTAATTGAGGAACAGCTGCTCCTGTATAGCTGACACACTTATCTGATGTATTTTCAACACAACCATTATAACAATTATCACAAGACATTTTATATTATTTATGAATTAACACAATCACCCTACTTGCAATCATACTTACAGTGAATGGTTCACAATAAGATGAGTTACAAAGTTTATATGTTAATATTTGTTTATAATTTATTAAATCATTTACTAATTCACCTGATATGTAATTGTTCAATGAAAATACAATATTATTATATTGACTATTTGCTAACTCAGTTAACTTACAGTCAATCTTTTTTAACAACTCAGGTATAGTTGTACAATCAGGACAATCAGTTAATCTTGGTGAAAACATTTTTAATTCTTTTTATTGCTTGTTTCAACTTGTTATTACATGCTGAACACAAACCATTAATTAATTGACATCCGCAGCCTACTTTAAGGCCACACTCTCTGCAATTTGCCATATTAATAAAAATTATTTATGTAATTATTTCCAGAACAACCACAATTATTACTTATAAAATAATCTAATTGTCTGTTAGCTTGTTCATATAATTTATTTGCTGTATCAACAGCACAATTATTTCCTGCAGATACAGCTCCTTGTATCATAAATGCTATACTACTTAAATCCACCTTAGCTTGAGTTCTAATTGGACCATCACACTCCATCATATCAAGTTTCATGAAAGCATTATCATACTTCTCTTGTATCTTATCAATCCTCATTATTGTCTTCTGTACATAGTTTACATTAGAAGGAGCTACAGAATATTTCAATGTATAGATGCCATCTGGAAGAGGTTGAAGTCCTGCAGATGAATCATTTAAACCAAGGATGATTGAGTTATATACATTGAAGTCTTGAACAATAAATGGAATAGAAACAGGATTTGTATAACCAGGTATAGTAATTTGCATTGTAGGAGAAGTAACAACTGGGGGCTGTTGATCATATGTAGATATGTCAGCCACTCCAAGTGTCTTTGTATTAAATGTATTAATTACTAAAAAATCTAAAGTCATGTTGATTAAAATAATAATGCCAGAGGATTTGAGAATATCCTCTCACCCTCTGGCATAGGTTATATGATTAACTACCGTATTCTATTAAGGAATTAAAGTGGTAGTTGTTGATGTAGAAGGCCAAATAGTAGTAGTTGTACTAGTTGTGCTAGTAATAGGACCACTATCGTCTGTTACAGCTCCTAATGCAGCAACCAATACAGTTTCAATTGCTGAACTTAAAGATTGAGGAGCAGCAATTATTACAGTGCTGTCTTCATGTACATAAGCACCCCATTCGTATACAGATTTATCAAGTTCATTGAATTTGATATAATAAGTATCATATGTAGTACCATCGCTTACCCAAGACTCAAAGTTCTCGTTGTAACCAACCATTCTATACAAATGTTTCAAATATCCAGCTTGATAGCTATAGAAGTTCTTTTCTAATTGTTGAATCTCTGCAGAAGTACCAGATGGATAAGAAGAACGTTGAGTGATTACAGGTTCTGCTACAAAATTACAAGCATCAGCAACAATGAAATCTGCTGTAGTTGCAGGTCCACTATATACAAATGTACGGAAGTACATTCTGTCATATTCCCAAGGGAATGCTGCAACATCACATGGTTGACCATATTTAGTTAATGGTTTACCAGAAATACGTAAGATTGCATTTTGATCATTACCAATTCTTTGGAATTGATAGAATGTGTTAAAGCTAATGTTATCAGGGTTGATACCAGGAGCTTGTTGTGTCAACTTAAGAATGAATGCATCAATCAAAGCTGGAACATCAACATCGCTACAAGGATTTTCACCACATGCTAAACATGGTGCATTAACAGTTACACTACGAGTGAAACCATTGAAATACAATGTGTCAATGTAGCTAGAATGAGCACGCAAGGTTAATGTTACCACATCACCTGGTTTTACATTCCAACCTGCTACATCAGTAACTTGGTTAGCAGCAATTGGATTACCAACCACTTTATACCATTCAGTTACATTTGAACCAGTAGAAGAGATCTTATCAGAACGCTTACTACCTTGTAAATATGTGTTTATTCTACCTTGTGCTAAATAGAAGTATGGTTTAGCAGCAATATTACCAGCGTTTGCAACACTGTAATCACTTCTAAAGATACCAAACTGACCAGCTGTTAAGTTTTGTGTAGATCCAGCACTAGGTAGAGTATTTCCTACTGGAACCACAAAGAGCGTGGTTAATGAAAAATCGGCCATTGTGTTTTTTATTTAAATTGTAAAAAAATTATTCGTTTGTTTGTATTCTATACACTGAGCTTTGTACTGCTGATTGGTTCTCTGTATACATTGCTAAGTTTTGAACTGTTATGTCTAAAAGCTCATCTTCTAGGTATAATTCAAGTTCACAATCAATATCTGTAGAATTTGTACCATCAAATCTTACATATCCAGCTTTATCTATATACTGAGGATACCTCATGTATGATATATTTATACTTGTGGGTGTAAATGTACCATCTGTAAATATACTTATCTCATCTGTTGATAATAGACAGAAAGTTTCTTGATATTCAAAAGATGGTCTATAATGTGTATTGTTCAATAAGAACTGTAAGTCACCATGTTTGGCCAAATCTCTATTTATCCAAATCTTTCTATCTGTACAAGGTCCTTTATCTGCTAGTATATAACTATCAATATAGAACATGTATGTTGGTATCAATTCATGTATATCTGCAAACCACTGACTTAATTCAGCATTCTTTAATGTTAAACTAAGTGGTTGATGATTATATGTAATCACCAAACTTTGTAGGTCTTCATAACGCTTTTTAAAAGCATCTAGTCCTAATCCTGAAACTGTACTAAATCCATCAACTTTCTGCTTAATCAACTTGATTTGACCTTCATTTAAAGCCAATATCTTATCTTCTAAGTTAATCTGTTGATGTTCGTTTGTTGATAGTTTATTTAGTTTCTGATCAATCTTATATAATAAACTATCTACTGGGATCATACAGAAGCTAATTTTTTAGTTTTTAATTTACCTTCTAGTGTTAATAGTTGGTCTTGATTATCATCATCAACAAGCATTCTCACTAAATCATCTTCATCTTTTGCTATTTCAAACTCACCTTCATATATTTTACCATTAGGTTTAGATCTATATATAGAATGAGCAATTGCTTGTTTTACTAAATCTTTAATATGGAGCAAGTTTTCTTTCATGTCTGCAAATCTTCCAAACACTTCTACAGGGTTTAATCCTGCATATTTACCATTCTTAAATTCAGTTTGTTTTAATAAGTTATCCACTTGATTATATACCACTTCTTCTTTAGTATCATCAGTGATAGGAAGTCCTAATAAGCGTGCCACCTTTTTCTTTCTTTCAGGTGTCATAGCATCAAATTTGATGATTGCTTTATTAATTAACTGTTTCTTCTTATACATCACTGCATTTTCAATTTCATCATCAGCTACATAAAACTGAGTGTCTGCAGGATATTCACCACGCTCCCAAGCTTGGTAGCTAGAAGCAATTGTAGGATGAACTCTTAACCATGCAAAAGCTATTTCTCTTAAAGGTTGTGAAAAATCAAAATAATTATCACCATCCATAAGTTTTACTGGTTGTACATGTAAACTATCATCTGAAGATGTTGCTAACCCATAATTCCAGAATGAAGAACGAGGACCTAAATCAACATCACCTAGAGCTAATTCAAGTTTCTTTTTTAACTCTGTAACTCTTTCAATTTCAAGTTCTCTTTCTAATTTATCAGTAATTCTTCTGATGTAAGCAGCATTAGGATCAAGTCCTGTTCTATACTGACCATCTAATTCTTTGTAAGGGTATTTGAATACACCTGTACCAGGTATTCTTGTTAAACCCTTTCTAGCTAATCCACCTTGCATTGTTTGCAATTGAGAATTGTTGTAATCTTTCTTAATAGTAGAGATTTTACCTATCTTGCCCATGATGTAGTTGTTTTTTATTGGTTTAATTTGCAGATGGCACCCTTTTGAAGAGTAAGGCAACAAACATATAATTTATTCCTCCATCTGTGTTGAGAAGACTCCCCCTCTTTGGGAGGGGGGTAATTCTTCTCGGTTTTATTGCGAAACACCAATTTGGTGTCAGTCTAAGAATACTCTTCTTAGAGAAGCTTTGTTTTTTATTAGAATTGTGGAATTTCTTCAATCAAAACTGTACGTGATAAGTCTTCAATAAACACATCACAACGGTCTTTCATCCAGATTTCATAACCAGGGAATTTGTTTGCAGAACTCATACCTTGAGACTTAGCAAAACCTAAGTGGTGACGAGTACCATCAATATAACCCCAAGTCATAGAAGGAGCACCTTTCATTCTCACTTCACGGATGTTGTTAATCATAGAACCATCGCTCATAGGACTAACATCAAATACCATGAATACAGGTGTAGACTTTTTGTTTTGACCAAACTCTAAGTTAGTTTGAGGCAAATCCAATTCTTTCAAGTGAATAAGTTCAACACGACCTGTTTCACGTGTAACCATTGCATCAAATGCAAAGTTGTATGTGATGTGTTGACCTTCACCTTGCATATAACGATTACCGCTATCTGCCATGAAAGTTAATCCTGAATTTAACGCATCATTCTTTAAAGCTTGTTGAAATACATCAAAACCAGCTTCATTAGTGTACATTTTAACTCTACGATCCTTAACATCAACACGTCTGTAGAATAAGTCACCAAACACTGAACGAATCAAGTTTGCAGTGAACTCACCACGGTTGTATTGTACTAAGTTACCGTTATTTCTCATTCTGTGGTATACACCAGCAGAAGTACGTTTTAATTCTTGTTTAGAACCGTTAGTTTTAACAGTGCCTGGTTTAGCCCAGATCATACGTTTAACTTTCAATTCTAACATTGATTTACGCATCCAGAACTCAATAAATGGTTCCCATTTAACATCATTACGAGTTAAAGGTAATTGATTTCTACGTTGAGGAGCATATACTAAGATGTCTAATGGTTTACCAGAAGCATCTCTCATCATTTTATCATCAGCCCATTCGGTAATTTTGTGCTCATAACCATATGCTGATCCTAAAGATTCAAACATAGTGATTTGTTCACCCAAACGAGGTAAGCCTAATAAATCTTGATCAAACTCACCGATTGCAGCATCAACTAATTCCAACTCAATACCTGTTTGTAAGAAAACAGAACTAACATAATCTACAGTTGGATTATCTGTTACAAGAGTGAAAGTGTACAAATATCCTACATTCCAAGGAACTGGATCTTTGGTAACATAAAAACGAGGACCATACTGACGAGTACCTACAGATACAATTGCATTTTTAGAGAACTCATTAGTATCAATTACTAATTGAAATTCTTGACCATCAATACCAGGTTTGTCTAAATCCTGAGTGCTTGTTGGAATGTCAATGATTTTAGGGAATTTGTATGGAACTTGTACTTGCCACTTCCAAGCATCACTGTTATTGTCAATATAGTAAGGAGTAGACTTGTTAATCATGTCTAAGAAATCATTACTATACAAAGAGCTCTGAGTATACAAACTGATAATTTTCTTATCATAATCTGCTGGCTCTGTAGAGTGAAAACTTTCCAAGTGGTTTGCATCTGTCAATTTACCTACAGCACGCTTATCCATAGAAGCTACTCTTGCGTAAGTAAAACCAGTTAAACCTGGAATTGTCTGAATTGCCATTTTGTTATTTTTTTAATTTTTGTTATATAAATTATTGAAACCATGAAGTGGGTCTGACAGGAGCTTTAGATTTCACAGCACTCTTACTCGCCTGTCTAGCAACTTCTCCAAATAAATCATTAGATTTTTTGGTGATGCCATTCTTTTGAATTGTAGAGAGTGTAGGATCTTTTTCCAATATCTTCATTAATAAAGCTACCTTTACCTTCTTCTCATGATTCTCAGGACGCTTAAGTTCCAGAATTGTACGATCAAAATCTGTGAGTGTTTCTCCAGATGGTGTCTTATACTTATCTGTCACTAAGAAATCTTGTAGTTCACTAGCCAATTTAGGATTGAGAGGAATACCATCAAACTCTTTCACTTTAAGCTTTTCTTGCAAAACATTTTGTACATTCTGCATATATTGTTGCTTAATAGCTTGTTGTTGTTGTAATTGTGTCTCTCTTTGTTGCTCTAATTGTTGAAGCTTTGCAGCTTCTTTTTTAACTAACACTTTATGATTTCTAGTTGCAACTGTTTCTAGATCACCATAATTTTTAAGTCTTTCTATTTCTGTTGTAATATCCTCAGGCTCAAAACCTTGATCAGCTAAAGCCTGTTTAATCACTGCTATTTGATTTCCCTCTTCTTTAAGGTCCATCTCAGCAAAAGACTGTATTTTATTAAATGTACCGAAATATTCTTTAGGATCAACTCCTTTTACAAATATGGCATCAAATGCTTGTTGATAATCTTCTCCAAATTGACCTATGAAGTTATTAACCACTTCAATAGCTCCTTTCTTTTTCTCAGCATTGAATCTTTCTAGAAACTCTTCAGGAGTGTTGATGGGTGTTTCTTCTTCTTCATCATCTTTAGAAAAGACACCTAATTTATATAGATCTTTAGATAGAGCAGTGAACTGGTTTGGTTCATCTGTTTCTTCAGGATCTTCTGTAGAAGTTTCAGCGACAGGAGCTACTGCCTTTTTTGGAGATTTAACAGGAGGAGTTTCTTCTTCATCTTCATCTTCCTCAGTATCATCAAAAAAATCTTCAATTGATTTAGAAGGATCTGGTGCTTCTGTAGTTTCTTCAGATGTAGTTGCAGCTTCTTTTTTACCAGGAGCTTTCTTTTCAGGAGTAGGAGGAGGTGTATCTTTTATATCCTGAATATCATCAGGATTAGCTGTTGATGTTTCTGGAGCAAATAAATCTTGTAAAAGCTCCTGACTTCCTGCACCAAACTCCATAGTATTCTCAATACTGAAGTTTCCCATAGAAGGGCTATCTAGATTTTCAGCCATATGTAGTTGTATTTAAATTGGTTTTCAAGTTGTAAAACTATATCAGATAATATTAATAACAAAGAGTTAAAGCTTATAAATGACTATTATTCAAGATAATATAGCATTAATATTTTTTACTCTAATTAAAAATATTATTATTCTTTAAAAACTGTAAACATTTTAGTGGTGACAATCCTTCCAAAATATACTTTAAGGACATTAACACCCATGTCATCACATTCAGATTTGAGTTTATTTTTTATCTGTGTTAAAGTTTTTCTATCTTTTATTTCTTCAAATGTACAGTCTGTTAGTAAATCAGCTATCACTCCTCTAGCTATATCATGTAAATTGTCAGCTGCATTGTTTGTATCAACCAACCATTTCTTAAACTCCACTATATCAAACTTAATAATTGGTTCTACGCTCACTTGTTTATTGTCAGTAGTGGTGATATCTACAGCTGCTACATGGAATGTATCTATAGTTTTTATCACTGTATGTATTTCATCAATTATCGGGATTTTGAAATTAAGTCCCACTTTTAATGGATGTTTATATTTACCTAGTCTAAGTAGCACACCACCTTCATAACACCTGAGTATTGTCCATGGAGCTAAATAGTCTTTCCATTTTTCTCCAATCCACTCAAGTGAATTGATTATAATGTTACCATCTATCATAGATTATTTCTTTTTTCTACCACTTGCATTTATCTTAGCAATAGTGATGTCATCTTTATGATTCTTTCTTTCATTATCTAGTTTTTCTCTTTCCACCTTTAATTTCTCCATAGCAACATTATTCTTACTCTGTATATCCATCACCTTAGTTCTATAATCATTGGCAGCTTTGGTTTGCTCATTCAACAATTTATTATTCTCTAATATATCAGGGATATTGTTTTGATTTACATCCAATGGTACCTTCTCTTGACCCTCAGCTTTAATAGTGGCAATTTGTTCTTTGCTGATTCTATCCATTTGTTTGTTATAATCATCATGAGCAAGTTTTTCTTCATGTTCTCTCTGAGCCTGTTGAATTTGAGCATCAGTGGCATATCTAGCTTGATCGATTTCTTGTTGTTTCTGCTGCATCTGTTGTTGCTGTATAGTTTCTTGTTTATTCTTAAGATCTTTGAATATCTTCTTCATCTGACGAACAGAGTTTGTAGAATATAATTCAATTATATCATATACACTACCACCATTTTGAATAACAGTTTGAGACAATTGTCTAATTTCATTAAACATTTTTTGGTCCTCAGGTCTGTTAGTTAAGAACACTTTCAGGTCCCTAAATTTGAGATCTGTACCATTAACAGATACAAAAGCAGACTCACCAGAGTTTGTAACATAAGATATTGTAGATTGTGGTTTCTTACTTTCTATGTATAAGGCAGCATCAATAATTCCTTGATAAAGCTGGCCTAATACATATTCATGTGCCACAAATAAAGGTTCTGTTTGTGAATAAGACTGACTAATAGCTGTATTAGTACCTGTAGCAGTTTCACTAGCTGCTACACTTCCCAGTCTTTGTTTAGACATACCAATTAGTTCCCAACATTCATTTTTAAGTTGAATAGCTAATTGATACCTAGATTGAATCTCTTGTGTACGTGTAAGATCAATATCTCTAAATTGATTAAATGAACTTGGACTCTTTAAGTTTTCAGGAGAGTCATCAATAAATACCACTCCTCTATTACGTGCTTCCATTTCCCAAACATCTAACGCATCTTGTGCATCACCATCTTTAGGAACTGGTACGTGTCTAATAGATGTTAAATACACCTTACCCACTTCTTTTTCAAGAAGTTTATAAAGCTGATTCATACATACATTATATAACACTTGGAAAGGTTTCATAAGATCTACTAAGCTTTTAGCTTCTGTATTCTTCACCTCATGAACCACTCCTATAATAGGACAATAGTCTAATAATTTATAAGGTTTAATGTTATAAATATCTGGACCAATCTTATATCCTTGGTACCATTGATTAATCCATCCCCATTCTAATGATTGTTCTGTAGGAATGGTTTTAGATTTATAGTTTTCATCTACAAGCATTGACTGCTCATTACCTAATTCATCTAAGTATATAAGTTTGCCTATTTTCTTTTTACTAATCCAATATGCTCTCACCACTACATATTTATAACCGAACGAAGATACATTTGATGTAAGTCCTAAGAAGTCTCTAAGGCCATCATTGTTTTCTTTCATTTCAGATTCAATAATCATTCTTGTCTGTAACACTAATGGATCATATGTATCATATGTTACAGAGTCTATACCTGGAGTGGCATTAGGATTACCAAGATTGGACTCACGTACATTGATCAATCCATAATCTTGTAATGAAGAACGTAAGTGATCTATTTCCTCTTTAGAAATGTCTGGGAATGTTTCAATGATTTCAGATAGTTCCATCACCTGCACAATACCTGCAGCATAGGCACCTTGTGCTCTACCTGTAGGATCTGAAATCCATTTTCTATCTGGTGTTGTAAGAAACCAAACATTTTTAGGGTTGGCCACTTCAACATTAAATCCAAGTTTTGAATTATCCTCGTATATGTGAAAGAACTCTCTGGAAGATATTAATAAGTCTCTGAAAGCATCTTCTGATTTCTCCTTCATTACAAATTCAGCTTTCTGTGAAGTGAGTATATGATTGGCCCATTTCTCAGCTACAGATGTATAGGAATCAAGTTGATCTTGTACATCTTCTAAAGTCATCTGTTGTAGCTCTTGATCATCTGGTTGTTGTCCTTTTAATAAAGACTCCACTACCATTTTTTTCTTAGCCTCATTTATAACATAGTCTTGTAATATCTGTGTCTTAAATTCAAGTTCTTCAGCCTGACTATCGTCATCAAAAGCTTTCACTCTAAAAGAATCTGGTCTTTTGGAGATTTCACCTACTAATTCATTTAAAGGAGTGGTGACAATAGAATACATTTTTACATAAGCTGGAAGTTGTAAATCTGCTGTAAGTACATCTGTAAAACTTCTCACCTGTGGCTCTTGATAAAAGTCTTCCATTCTAAGAATACCTTTAACCAAATCATAGTTTTTAACAAATGAATCTCTATTCTTTACATATTCAGCATATGATCTATTAGCAAAATAGTCCATTGTATTCTTCACCCAACTCTCATCTTGCTTCTCCTTATCAGTTTTAAATTGATCAGGAAATATATTCAAATAGGCATACCTAATTGTTGCGTCTTTTGTATATCTTATAATTGCCATTATGAAAATAATTTACTTTTATATTTTCTAGGACGTGATTTAAATAGTCCTCTTGATTCTGTAAATAACATATTGTTAGGGTTTTTATGAAACATAGCTTTCACCCTATCATCTGATGATCCTCCCACCTTTCCAAGAATAGGATCCATTTTAAGTGCTTGAGCAATAGCAAGTTCTGCAGCTACAAGTCTATCAAAGTTACCCTGATCATTATATTGAATAATTTCTTCTAATAATACAGGATCAAATATCTTACTCACTCCTAACACTTCTTTAACTGTCTCTCCATTTTCATTTGTCTCTTTATATATAGTAGCTTCCAGATATTTCTTTAAACAAGTGTGAAGATACTCAATTATTTTATCACTTGAACGATGTATACCATAATCTCTTTTTACAGTGGTGTTTGGTACAATCTCCTTTAACCATTCAGGTTGTCTCTCTAAATAGTGAGCATCTCCTTTAGCTTTCATATATTCTATGAATGATATATCATCATTCTCACAGAGTGTTCTGGCATTGTAATATTTAATAAGTAATCTAGCCTGCTCTTCCCATATATCTTTCTTATCTGGCCTAGCTACATATGAAGCTACAAACATATCTTGATACTTCTCACCTGTTAAATCGTGCATTCTTTTATAAATATAAACAGCACCTAATGATGAGCTATATGCAGATTTTCCCTGTCTGTAGGGATCCACTCCTGCTGTATAAAGTCCGTATGGAGGATTTTCTACAGGAAATTCATATATGACAATAGGAGCATCTTTTTGATCACTATTCTTTAAAGGAAAGTTTGTAATAGGCATCCTGTCTGTAAACTCATGTTTTATTCCTCCATCATCACTGTATAATATTACAGGAATACCTGTTTTCTCTTGTTGTAATAATCTAAACTTCTGTCTCTTAGCTCCTTCTATATCGAATATATTAGTGTCTTCATTTAAGAATATATCATCCACTTCAAATGGATAGTACATCTTCTCTTTTAAAAAAGCTATTCTATCTCCAGCTTTTTTAAGTCTTTCTAAATTCTTTGTAGTTATTTCATTAGCTTTTTCCTCATTACTCACCAACATTGCTATATTATGCAGGTCACTGGAAGCTGGTTGATCAAGATAGGTCCCTAATGTAGAAGGTTCCTTGGCTTCCATTCTATACTTATTAGAGATGAATAGTCCATGGATTCTCTTATCATCTTTGTTATTATTGTATTCTAGAAAATTAAAATTAGCTACATCAAACATTAAACTCTTTGCATCCATAAATTTCTTCATATCACCACCAGTCCCAGTAAGAATAGGAGAACATCCCCAGCCATATGGTGTAGTGAAACCTGGAATAGCAGCCTGTAACCCTCTAAGAAAACTTCCTTTACCAATCTCATCTATAATTAATTTACGTGGTTTAGTACCTGCAATAGCCTCTTCATTATTACCCTCATCTAAGTTTCTGATGAGAATAGAAGAAAATGGTATTCTTTCTCCAGCTTTTGTCTTAATACCTAATGTCACTTGATTCTTCCAATTATCCTCTATTCTTTGCCATCTCCAATATTCAGGAATAAATCCAAGTCCTTTGTCTATTTTATCTGTAATTAGTTTAATATCTGGAGCATTTAATCCAGCTATAATATTTTGGGAGTTTTCATCAAATGTAGCTCCCCATGCTATATAAGATGCCTCAAGAACGGATTTAGCAAAACGTCTAATACCTAGAATGACTAAGCCTTTCTTTTCTATTTGAGCTTTATCAATTTCATTTGTCACAATCCATTCATTGTCCCTTAATAAGGGATTGGCATATTTTTGACTTATTCTTCCTCTGTCATCCAGTATGTCTACTTCTGTATGCCAGATATTTAAATGCCAATACAAAAAGGGGTTGATATAAACCCCATTCATCATTGCACCATTTAAACATAAATCTTTATGGAAATCAAAGAAAGGTTTACATTCTTCACTATTCCTATCAGGAATGCGTTTCTGATTTATGAACCAATCCTTATAGTCTACACTTTTAATTTCCATTATTTTCTATTCTTTAAAAAATCTTCAGCTTGTCCACCTAGTTCACCTTTTCCTCTAATTTCCACTTTAGCTTCTTCAGCACTTCTTAACTTATCTACCACTTCCACCAATGCTAAATAATTTTTCATAGTTTCTTGAACAAACTTACCTTGTGCTTCAATACTGGCAATCACCATTGGTAACATACCTCCTTTAGCTGTAGGTTTCCATTCAATCCTATCCTTCAATTGATGAAGTGGATTTGCATCAACATAAGCCTTCCATGATTTAAGTTGTTGCTCAGCCCATTCAAGTTCTGTATTAATGTATGTAGTTTTTTTAATAGTTGTCGCCATAATCTTCGTCTCCTTCCTCTTCTTTTAAAATATTATCTAAATCCATACCCTCTTTAATAATCTTATCTATCTCAGACTCATCTGTATGTGGTATATCTAAATCTAATTGTGATTTATATTTGTTTAAGGAAAATGCTAACTCTTTATCTGTCATTCCCCAAATGTCTCCATATCCATCAAGAGCTGTAGCAAGATGTCTTCCTATATTGTAAGCTGGAAAGTTCTTATGTAGTTCCTGAAGGATTGATATCACTTCATTATAATAATTGTTCATATTAATTGGTTATAATCTTCATCTGTCAGTTTAGTGGATATTTCAATATCATCTGTTTGTTCACTAAGCTCTTTTGCAGCCTCTGGAGTCATATATTCTTTTGTAAAGGCTATATGCATTTTATCTTGTATTTCTCCTCTTTGTGCTATTATATCTATGTAGTCCACCCCTTTATTATATAATTCAACCATTACACCAATCAGTGCATCAAGAGGCACCTTCTTTATAACTGTTTCATTATCCATTTTTTATAGCAGTTTTAATTTCATTTTCCTGTTCACCATCCAATACTGCCATCCATTTTTGTTTTGGGCATTCACAGGAAAGACATTTTGTTTTAGCAGATAGTGTACATCCACAATTTGTACAATGAGCATCCAGTCTCATTGTCTTATGATTTTTAGAATGAAATTCACATTCCTCACATATAATCATTCTCTCCCTACTTATTGTCCTAATTAAAGGCTTTAATTCTTTTGAAGGCATTATATTATTTTTCCAACCTTCATACACTTGTGAGAAATTAATCTTCATATTTAATTCTAGCTTTAAGTTGGTTTAAAGAATCTTTAGCGTTCTCAAGTGTTATTATGGCACTTTTTCTTTTTTGTTCTGTCGTATTTTCATTATTGACAATCTTTTCCACTGCCTTCACTTTAGCTTTTAGATCTTCCACTCTTTTCTTAGCTTTTGTTTTATTAAAATAGAACTTACCAAATCCAGCTATTTCCACACTATCATTTGTTTGCATAGCATCATTAGCAGCTTGAAACTGATGATTAATCACCTTCTCAATTGTCTTTTCACTCACCATCATCTTCACTGCCAGGATTCTAATAAGATAGTCCTTGACAGACATACTCATTGGTTTATCCATGACTTATAGTTATTTGTAAAACAATATCGTTCTCAAAGTTTAGCAGAATAACAGGATTCACCTTTACCTTACTACCATCCTTTATAAGAATTCCAAGTTTCTTAAGTTTAGAAATCATATTATTTATTGTAGGGGTGGAGCTTCCGTGTTTTTTACAAAATTCCTCTCTTATATTAGCATAGCTTATATTTCCCTTAATAGCAGCAAATGCTACAAGCTGTATTTCTCTTTGTGTAAGTTTCAAATTATTCAAAGCTGATAGTATTATGTAATACTTCTCTGCACAAGAATAATTATCCTCTATAGACTTTTTAAGCTTTTGAACTACTATTTTCTTTTTAGCTTCCATAATTAGTTAAAGCAAAGATAGGACAATATATCAACTTACAAATAACTAAATACACCATTTAGCTATTTTAATGCTATATTATGCTTCATTTCTATAGAATGTGATGTACACACTGATAAAAAACAACCCAATAGTTATTTCTTTTTCCATTGATCCATCTTCTAATCTGTACAACTTATTTGAAATCCCCAGCTCAAAGACACCTACACTCGAAGGAAGTAGTTCTATCCCTATTGTTATTTCATCTGCATATGTCCATTGTGTAGCTATACATAGAATAACAAACCCTAAAATTGCATATAAACCTATCATGTTATTAAAGAAGAACAGGCTTTAAACTAACCCACCCTCCACCCCAAAGGTAAGGGGTAAATAAATTACCAACCAAATTTATTTTTAAAATACCATCACCTACAGCTTAACAAAAAAAATTTTTTTCCAAATTACCACCCCCTCCATATACAAGGGAGAGGAGGCTACTTCCAGCTTCAACCCCTCCACATAGTAGCAGGGTTGGGGCTATCCCCCATTCAATGTAACCTGCATTAAAATAAAATCAAAATGGAAAAAGAAATTAAAGGTAGAGACACCTTAAAGATTAAAACAATCTCAAAGAACAACAAGTACAATGTTGAAGAAGGACACGTTTTCTTTGGTAAAACGTACAATTTGTACCAATTTAACGGTACTGCATTCACTGTTAATAGTGAAGATGAATTTGCTCAATGGAAAGATAATGCTAAATTGTACAGTGTTACGTTCACTGAAGGTACTCGTGATAGAGAAATTGACGGACAATTGGTTAAAGTGCCAACATTACAATTGACAAGTTGTACAAGTGTAGACCAAGAAATCTCTATGGCTAAGACTGAAAAGATTTTACAAGACATTTTCAAAGATGAACCTGCAGAAAAAGTTAGTGAATCTTTATTGAATGCTCTTAGTTAATGTAATTAAAGGCTCTCTCTTAATTGAGAGAGTCTTTATTTCATATATAAGGGTGGGAAAGAAAGGCTTCTTTAGGGTGGGTGAATTAAAGAAGAAATATGTTTTGTTTAACGTTCATAAAGAAAATCCCGTGTTTTTTGCACTCAACGTTAAACAAAATGTGTTATAAGACAACTTTTATACATAAAAAGAAGATGAAAGAGATGGTGTGAGACCATTTCTCACCTGTCCTATGTATATTGGTCAGTGGTAAAATGCATTGAACAAGAAACAATAAATATAGCATTAATCATATTTCCTCTTATGTTTATGTGTACAAAAAGAATTTAGTTATTCTTGCAGAAACAATTTTTATAAACAACAAGATGTTAGTTTATCAAAAAAGCAATTATCTTGTTACAAATAAAAACACACAATTATGAATATTGAATTATT